CTCTCGACCATTGACCTTAAGTCAGCCTCTGATAGGATTTCCCTATATGTCCTTGAGAGGTTGTTTAGACGTGCTCCGTCCTTTTTACGGGCTGTGCACGCTTGCCGATCACCGTACATCCAGCTTCCTTCCGGGGAAGTAAGGTGGAAAGTGAAGGCCTTCTCTCAAGGTACTGCACTAACCTTTCCAATTCAATCAATCATCTTCCTCTTGGTGACCTTAGCCGCTAACGGAGTTAGCAGTTTTGAGTCTCCCAAGTGTAGGAGGTTGATAGGGAAGGTTAGGGTGTTTGGTGATGACATTGTCACACCAACCACCGGTTTTGAGGATGTATCTAGTCTTCTTACCCTGCTAGGACTGAAGGTGAACTCGAATAAGAGCTTCACCTCCGGTTACTTCAGGGAGAGCTGCGGCGGAGACTACTATCGTGGATACGATGTAACTCCACTACGCCTACGAAGTCTAGACCCCTCCTCTCCGGTCGGCCTTATCGCCATGGTAGATAATGCTAACAATGCCTTTAGAAAAGGCCTTTGGCAGCTATCAGTCTACCTTGAACGGTTAGCTGACAGGGAACTCCCTGTCAGGAGGCTTGCCGTCCCACTAACATTCTTCTCATTCTGCGGTGATTATGATCCACCCTCCCTTAAAAGGAGGTGGAACCATAATACCCAACAGTATGAGGTACGGACTATTTCTGTAAGGAATAGCTCCCGTACTCAGGATGTACCGTGGGTCTCGAGGATACTCTATAATCTAACTGCTAATCCCTTAGGGGATCAGCCGTCGTCTTATAGGGTCCTCGAAACTTCGAGACAACGCTTCAGGATCTCCTGGGTCCGATCTTCTGAGAGGAAGGTCAGACCTAGCCTAGCTCTACAGTGCTTGAGCTCTGTAAAAACTGGAACCTGAGGCCCGTTTCGAGGGGGCGGTTTTCTCTCTCTCAAGAGAAAATTGCTTGGGAAACCATCCAGTGGTTTCCCCCCCCGCCGTCGTCTTATAGGGTCC